CTAACTGCTCAGTGGTTTGGGTGACGAATGCTTGTTTGATTTCAGCAACATCTTGGGAGATTGTAGTCAGTTGATATTGCTGTACTCCAAGAACCGCAACTAATGCGGTACAAGTTACTCCGATTAGGATTTTGCTCATTAATCATTTCCTGTGTATGTGTGTAAGAGTACATTATACACCCAAAATGATTAAATGTCAAGCGTTTTCTCGTAGGATACCTGAGTAAGGAATGTTCAACCAACGGGCGTATGTGTCTGCTTGCTCACCGATTTTTGTCAACTCAAACTTGCCAGCGAATTTCATCAGATGAAGTCCTACGCTAGGAACTGTTGCGGTCCTAACACCTTCGCGGATGTTCGTATCAACTCCTACCTTGACATCTTCGGGCTGTGCTGTAAGGTCGATAAGGATGCGATTGCGTTCATAGTCGTCACGGACACGGTGCTCAACTTCATTGTGATCCATCCATCGTTGTAACATAATATTGTTCCAATCAAATCCTTGCTTCTCACGATCAGCATAAGCCTCAATCAGTCCAACTTTATTCTTGCTGCCCTTAGTGCGAACACCTGGATAAGCCGAGAACACATTGTCAGTACCATCGCCGCGCATACACTTCTCAAAAAGTACAAATTGTGGATCACCAAGTAGCTTGGCTTCACTTACTTTAGTCTTCTTGTCAATTACTTTTACTGCTTTACCTTTGTCATCAAAGTAACCATCTACTGTGATAAGTTGGTCAGTGATACCATTGTACTGCTTTACCTTGTCAGTAATTAATTGCAGGTAGTCTGTGTCACTTGAAATTATAAAATGTTCATCTTCAGGATGAAGATGAATAAAGCGTGCGATAAGGTCGTCTGCTTCTGCCTTAGGGTCACGAAGTACGCTTGTGTTTGTTTTTTCTTTAAGGAACGTAGTCAATGATTCATACGTATCCCAAAATAATTGCGCTTCTTCTTTCTCAGCTACAGTTTGTGATTGAGTGTCAACTACACGATTCTTTTTATAAGGAGTATAGAAGTCTTTGCGCCAACTGCGGCCTTCGAGTAGGAATACTACGTGGATATCAGGTCCGAACTTTTTCACAATCTTGTTGACTGATGCGAATACAAGATGTAGCGCATAGCCAACTTTTTCCCAAGAGTCAGATTGTTTAGATGCCATGTGGCGCATGCGGAAGTAAAGATTAGCTGTGTCGATTAGTGCGTATTTCATTTTTCTATTATAGTCGTATATTATGCTAAAGTCAATAGTTAAAAGCCTTCAAGGTACTTTTCTGGGTACTTAATACAGTTTTCCATAAAGTTTTTCAACTTTGGGCTTGTCAATGTCAATGGAAGATGTTCTTTTTTCACAATAAAAATGCTAGGATTTCTTGCAATTTTCTTTCGATAGTAATCCTCTAGCATTTTCAAGGTGACGCCAGTTGCTGCCTTATCGATATATTCAGTACTATCGAATCCATTGAATTTAGAGAAATATTTTTTAAAATATGCCTTACCGTCATCTTCAAGCGTTTCAACAATTCTACCGAGCCCGGGGCGGCTGATACATAGAAAGTGTACAGTGGAAATATTTCCACCTTTACTGTGACCAACCAGGCGGTCACCTATATCCTCAGCAATCCCCGGTTTGAGATATGTTACACGACCGTTGATTTCGGCGATGTATAATCCCAACAAGTTCATACTTTAATAAAGTCTTGTAGTGTTTGATCTAGTGCGTGAAAGATTGTGTAACCTTGCTCACTGTAATCATCCATAAACATTTTGGAGATGCTGTTAAATGTACCCCCGTGTTCATAGTACATATACAATAACAATGCTAGCGGCGCATCGGGCGGGTATGACGCTGGAGTTTTCTCACCTGGATACGCATTACGAAACCATTCTTTGTATGTAACGTCAGTGAGAGTGCGCAATTTAGCAGGAGAACCAACTACGTTTTTAATGATATTACCTAGGGTGACTACGAAATCTTTGACTGGTGCGCTAGTCAATGACTTAGAACCCTTCAGCTTGTGACGCAAGTTTACCATTGGTAACACCTCTACTGAGTCAACACTTCGGTCGTCCCAATTCAATTGATGTACTGCACAGAACCAATGTACTTCTTCCTCAGACAAATCTTTTAGCAAATCAACCCGTTTGAAAGCACCCGGCTTGCCAGAGTTAATATCATCCTTTTCGTGAATTGGGATGATGTTGTAACTTTCCATGATAACTTGTTGCGCATAAGCATCTTCGTATTTGTCTTCTGAGCAGATTTCATCTGGACTATCTTGACGTTTAGCCAGCACATAGTTTTTCCACTTGTCAAAGTAAGCAAGTTTTAATTTGTCATCACCATTGATGCCCAAGAAGTGTTCCCGTGCGAATGTGAAATTATCAAACTCAACAACTTGACATTTGATTTTAACATCTAGCCAATTCTCAGACAGAACTGTTGGAGCAAAGAATCCCCATTTAGCCCATACACCATATGTGATTGCGGTGTGCTGTCCGTCAATCACATAATATGCATATTTCGTACCAATCTTAATCTTCAACACATTCACATATTGAACTTTTTTCTCGTCATATCCAACTAGAATATCCTTCACATGCTTATGAGCCACTGGACGTTGTACTGACAACGCACTCCATAACTCACTGAGTGGAATTTCTTTATAATTAGGCAATGCGTCCCAAGAAACAATTTTATTCTTAACTTGTTTAAGTGTCAACTTACCTGCAGGACCATCAGTAAATTCATTTACCAAATTTTCCAAAGTTTTACCATCATGATCACCGGGCTTTTTATCTAAAGCGTTCTCTGGACGATCACTAGGATCAACTTGATCTGCTTCCACGTCATACACAAATACGTCAATAGCTGACATTGTATTGTATGCGGTGTTGTATGGCACTACCCTTTTAGTAGCAGTTTTTTTGGGTGCTTTAACAGTAGCTGTAATAGGCACAAGTTTTGGAGTTTGTGATTTAAATGTCAACATTCGGTTTAATCCGTTAATTAAGTTAAGAAGTCTATTGTATCAGAAAATGGATTTAATGTCAATATGTTATTTGACTTCCACGAACCAATTTTCTTTTCGAGCAAAACTCATTTTTAGTGAAACTAAGCCTTCATCTTGTCCGGCTGCCGCATTCGCTTCCGTGACCATCGCAATGATTTCATCATCGGTAAAAAGAAAACGACCCTCCCTGCATGCCTCATTTACCAAACCATTCAATGTGGTTTTAAAAATAAAATCCTTTGTGCCTGCTTTTGGAGCATTAGGTCCAGAAGTTGTTGCGCCAAGATACGGAGTGAATACATTCATTTTAAGTCCTTTAGTTAACTGTTTAAGATTCTATTATAACAGCATTCGGATTTAATGTCAACCGTTTTAACTGACTTCAGTACGACCGCCACCCAAATCTTTTGTACGGACCACTCGCTCGTCACGGTTTGTCGGGTCAGCTTGATTCTGCTCATAGATTTCTAAAACTATATTTCGGCAAATTGTGTGAAACCAACGATCCACGATCATTGTGTCAGTATCATCATCCTGCATTTTATAACCGGCTTTGATTAAATTCAACAAAAATTTATCATTCCAATCTAATTCAAAAGAACCATTATGAATATTGTGTGGATCAACATCTACACTTAGAATAGCAACATATGGATCACCTTTTGCTGTTGCCGCATCTTTTGCAGCAGTATCAATCTCCGGCTTTTTTGCTACTTCGGGAACTTTAATCTCTTTTGGTTTACGAGGCTTACTTACTTTAACAACCTTCTCAGGCTTCTTTGAAAATATATTTTTTAATTTATTGAACATTATTTACCCTATCTGTATATGTATCATGTAGCTTGAAGCTGGCAATATTTTTCCATTTAGATTCACACATTATATCAAAATTATCAGCAAATGACAACGCCCACTGGTTAACCTCATCATTCCAGTATGAGTCAGAATGTGCCCGCAGTTTTTGCTTGTTGAATCCAGCGGCAATTAGCGCGTCATGGTCGGGTGAAGTGGTAGGTGAATGACCGATGAGTACATCTTCGCGGCTAACACTGTAATGCATAGTAGGGCGCACACCACGCCAACTGTCAATAACCCTCTGAGTATTTTCGCTATCATGTTTAATATAAGTTCCTGTTTTAATCCAATTGTGATGTACATCTAATACGATGGGAAGCAAATCACTTAGTGTGAGACAATCATCAAGTCCCCAACTCATTTCTTCGTTTTCAATGGTGATACAGTTGCGGGCTTCTGGAGAGAGTCTTTTGTAGGCACTTCGGATGCCTTCGGGACCTTGTTTACCGGAGATGTGGACGTTGATTTTAAGGTCTTGGAAACGTCTACCAAACCCCATCCAATTGGCCATTGAGGCATGATATTCAAACTCCTTGATACTGTTGATAACTATGCCTTCATTTATACTTGCCAAAACAGTAAACTGTCCGGGGTGAAATGAAAGACGAACATCTGCTGCTCTGGCAGCATCACCGACTTTAGCAAACAATGTTTCTATACGTGAAAGAACATCGGGCTTTTTATAAAAGTATTCCCAATTAGCATGAGTGAAAGCAATAAGAATATCACTGGTCAATCGCACCATGCGTAGTTCAGGCTTTAGTAAACCAACTCGCTTTACCAGATTGTAAGTGTTAGTGATATTTTTTTCAAGCATATCCCACAACTTTTGCTCAGCTACTTCACGAGTCTGGCGATTCAACCAAGAAATAGTAGTTCCACTGGTGTTCAGTTCAGGGATGCTTACTATTTCTTTTTTAGAATTTAGTTCTGAAAATTTACAAGCAAAGCCAATTCTTTTAATAAGTTGTGTCAAGATAAGAATCCACTAATTAGGTTAAATATTAAATACCGCGTTGGTCGTTATCACGAAGTCGGGTGATGCCTGCTAATCTAGCAATCCATCCTAATTCATCACGCTCCGATTCAAAAACAAAGGTGTTAGCTTGTTTGTTGTTTCGCAGCCGAGTGTACATATCACCCATTTGCCCTGGTTGAATCTCACCCAAGTTGTATTCAGACCCATCTTTGTTAATCAATCTAGTACCGTCTAAGTCTTTGACAAGCACAGCATCCTGATTAAATGCATTACCTAGCTTGTGCATATCCTGGGCGAATGCTGAATTTTTAGCTGAGCCGATAACAAAAATGCTATCTTCTTTAACTGCTAATTCGTGTTCAGTACCTTGATTTTCGATCCAATGTCCGTCAACGAAAAAGAATCCATACCCAAGTCTTTTAAGCTCACTGGCTAATTGTTTATTGCGATCAACATTTTTATGATACACTTCCCTAGCTGTTAGCTCAGGATCATAATCGTGTCGTCCACGGAATGCCGTTAAAATAGCTACGGAATGGTCTGGGTTATTAAAATGCTGCCACACCCGACTAAGGCTTGTTTCTGTTAGATTAATTGTCATAAATGTATTGTATCATATTGTGTTATATTTGTCAAGTATTTATTCACAAGCCGTCAAATAAACCAGCACCAGACTGTTCTTCGACGGGTTTGAATAGTGGATCCTTCGACAAATAAGTGTTATCATCAGTATAAACATTGATAATAAACTTATATCGATTAGCCAACACACTTTCGAAATCTTCACGAGCCAAATGACTACGATTCAACCCAACAATATAGTCACGATAACAAACGGTCTCATTGTCGTTAATTTTCGCGGCATTTGAGTTGCTACGCTTAGCCACAAACTTATCTAGAAAAGTAATCCAGCCCTTAGCAGTAACGCTATCCAGATCGTTAATATAATCCAATGCCCCACCCTTAGCATAATCAGCCGGATCTGCGTTATATAAAGTAGTGACATGTGATGCTGCTGAGGATAATTTTGTTTTCACGAAATACTTGCTATCAAAATTGTCAGACCAGTCTTGATTGTCTAGTACGACACA